ATCACAGTCGGTAGCCGCGCCACCCGTGTTTGCTTTCGTCAAAACATTGACAGCACTTGCACTTGCGGATGCAATTTCCAAAACACAACCCGCTGTAATTGGAGAGCCGACGGCAACACAAGCACGCTTAAACGGGCTCACCATACTAACCGTATAGTCACCGGTCGCATTTTTCACCAGAGTTGCATCTTTAGAGCCAATTACAATTGAAACTGAACCAGTACCGTCCACATGTAGGTGGATTTGACGTGGTGCACGCTGTGGGGACTTAATTGAACGAAGCATAACTTCTCCTTTGGTTTAACTCAAGTGAGAGAGAGAGGGGGCGGCATCCCCTCTCAAACTAATTAGATAGCAAGACCGCTGATGACGCCATGGAAAGGGGGCACCACATAGCTTTCCAAATAGCCACCGAATCGTGCTTCATACGCATCAGCAGAAGCCGTGCGCAAGAAGACAGAGCCGTCATCGTCGAACCAGCCGAAATCAGGACGATGATGAAGCTGGATATAGTTATCATTCAGCATGTACATGCGGTCGTCTTCAATGAATCGCTCTGGGAACACGCCCACAGGACCAGCCGAAGACATAAACTCAACGCCACGGAAAGAAACTTTGCCAACCAACTCAGGCGAGCGAGGCTCTACAATGTACTGCTTCTGATCTTCAAGCACGTTCAAAAGCTTGCGATATTGAACGAAGGAACAAAGAATCAAATTCGGTACTTTACCGGACTTGCGTTGAATTTCGAGCATGGTTTGGTTCATTAGGTCAGTGGTCAAGCCTGCGCCGCCTGCAGCTACTTGCGCGCCTGCCTGCCAGCGACGGCCAACCGAAATCCCGTAGAGGGAGCCAGAAGTCGCATCAAGGACTTCTTTCAAACCAGTTGGATCATTGGCTTTAGAGTTTTGCATGACCAGGATTTTCGCACCAGCGTCAGCCGTCAGGTCAACGCTGCCGGAAATCCGCGCCAAGGTTACGGTGCGGGTAGAAGGGTCCACTGCCGTAATTTCCCACACAGCAGAAGTGCTGTAAGGGTTAGCAGCCGAATCAACGTTGATGTAATCCTTTTCTTCGAAGTTCGCTTCTTTCCACGATGCAGCCGAAATAACAACGGTTGGAGCAGCAGCAGAACCACCTGCAGCAGCTGCCGTGGTCGTTCCGAGGTGACCGTTTCCGCTTCCAACTTGATAAGCAGTAATGCCGTTGAAAAGCGCGCGGGACATGTTGCGCATCCAGCTCTCAACGCCTTTTTGAACCGAGTATTTCGTCAGCTCAACAAAAGCGCCTTCGTTCTGGCTCGAAGCTTTGATGGCTTCACGGTCGATTTGAATGACCGAGTACATTTTTTTGGAGGTGATCACAGCGTCTTGAACAGCTGCGTAGTTAGGGGTTGGGAGAGAGCCCGAACCCACACCGCCTGCGAAGCTGGTAGGAACTGCGATGTCCATTCGCTTACCCGTGAAGTTAAAGTCTTTCTTCACGCGGCCAAGGAGCACGTTCGCACTGTTATAGGTATTTTCAGAAAGTTTGCCGTACTTGATTTTAAACAAGTTCGACGCAGTCGTCAGATTAAATTGAGCCATTTGGCCCCCCTTTATTTTAGGTCAAATCGTCAAACAGGAGAGGATCAGAGCTAGGATTTTTCTGAGCCTTTGATCCATATTGGCGATTTGCTTTTAAGTTTTTATCAATTTTGTCATTCAACTTTTTATAAGCAGACTTTTCTTTTTCTTTTCTCGCGAGCTCTAACGCCTCGGGAATTAACTCATCAGGCAATTTGACCTGAACTACGTCCTCCCAGAATTGAGTTAGGGCTTCTTGATTTTCAGACAATGGATGATTCGTTTCAATTACTAGCTTATTGATAACATCGAGTTTGCGCATGCTGGTCGCGTAATCGGCAACAATCTCCGGAGTAATCGTTGACGGTTCACGCCCTAGCTTCACGATTTCATCAAAAGTGTCAGCAAATTGACTCATCTCCATTTTGTTTTCAGCTAAAACCTTTTGAACATGGCTTTCCAAAGCTTGCTTGGATTTAGCTTGTTCTTGACTTTGTTTTTGCGCATCCATTCGTTTTCGATAGTAAGCATTTTCAGCTTCTACCTCCCGAAACTTCCGTTCTTCGGGACTTAGCGTTTGATACTCTTCCATTTGCTCGCGGATTTTGCCCACAGCATCTTGATAAAGATCATTCGCATTTACTCCCATGGCTTCCCCTAGAAAATCCATAAAGCCCCTAAGGTCCTTTTGGTTCACTAGGTAATCATAGGACTTATTTAACGCGTCCGAAATCGCGGTGCGTTCCTTATCAAAGGTTTCACGCTCGGATTTATAGGACTTGTATAACTTGTCCAAATGGGACTGCTGAGAGTAGCGATTGAGCGCTTCCTGCAGCGGAATTTCAACGACCTTTCCATCAATCTTGACTGGAACCATTGCATCCGACGCAACATCAAGCTCAGTTTCGCCACTCTTCAATTTTAAAAGTTTGACAGGTGTTTCTGTTTTTTCAACACCTTTTGTTTGTTTTTCTTTTTCTTTAGGCTGATCTTTTGCCTCAACTTTAGGCTCAGTCTCTTTTTTCTTTGGTTCTTTAGCCTGTTTCGGTTCGTCTTTTTCTTGTTTAGTTGATTTTACGGATAACCTGTCGAGGTCATCCCAAGACGCGGGAGATTCTCCTCCACTTAAAACGACTGGCTCAGCTGATTGACTTTCACTTGTACTTGGTGCGGCGTTTGTCTCTGACATGCTTGTCTCTATAGTCCTTTGGTTGGCTCAACAGGCGGCATCGGCCCGCCCACTTGAGCTTCTAGGTTTGGTTGAGGTTCAAGTGTCGGTAATTGTGCTTCCCCACCGACTAGGGGATTGATTGGCAAGCCTGGCATTTGGGCCACTCCTTGCGTCAAGGGTTTGACAGGTTCAGGCATCATAGGAGCAGGCGGCATCATTGGCGCTACTTGTTCCACGTAGAACATGGGGAACATTGGAAGCTTTGACAGCTGTTCCGCAAACGCTGGTGACTTAATCCCCTGCTCCATCATGAGCATTTCATGAGCAGCAACATGATCCTTGAACCGTTTTTGAATTTCAGGACTGGTTCTGTATTTAAACTGGAATTCCTGCATTTGGCGCGTGTGAATTTTCCAATGCAAAATATGATTTTCAAACTCAACAGGTGCCAGTTCTTCTGCGTCCTCTACTTCGTATAACTTCTCATTTTCTGCTTCGGCTGTTCTTACCGCAACGGTCGCCGCGTCTGTAAACTTGTCGCTTTGAGCCAGATCGAGCATTTCGATCACCTGCTCACCAGTAAACTGGTCAGGAAAACGTTCAGACAAATCAAGCAGCGTTTGCGTTCTCGCTGCTACAGACTTAGGCAACGCCGAACTATTTTGAACGCGGATGTCATAATCTTTTTCTAAAGCCGAGACCTTGAAAAACTCCGTCATGTATTCGTTATTCTTTCCAAGAATCCGAATCATTCGCTCATCCGATTTATCGTAATAATCACCAGCAACGGCAATTGTCATTGCAGCGGTTTGTCTAATAACTTCGTTCCATTTTAAAACGAGTTCGTTATAGCGCTCTGATTCCTGTTCAGAGAGGAATTGAAGGGCAACGCCTGCTTTAATTCCGGGCGGTGGTTCGCCTCGCGAAACTCCAAAGACACCTGAGATTTGTTGGAACTCTTCTTTGAGCTTATCTCGAAAAGCAAACACATCACTAGGAACACTCTGAGAAGACGCCAAAACAGGAGCTTGGGGCCCTTTATATTGAACGATTGTGATGTCATTGCCTAACCTATCAAGCGCGACTGATCCGGCTGGCACCATCCATTTTGGATGGCTGACCATGACGATATTGCGAATCAGCATGTTAGTGATGTTGTTATAAGTACCCGTGAGCCCTTTGATCTGCTCATAGAAGCTCATCCCGTGCAGTTCACCGGGTAAATCCATGTCAGTGAATCGAACGCATGGAAGCTCGCGATGAGAGAATGGAAACTCAGTGTTTTCTAAAAGGACTTCATTTGTAAAAACGAGTTTTCGTCCCTTATCCATTTGCTCAGTTCGTCTGTGCCAAAAGGTGTAGAGCAGGCATTCTCTGCGCGTCGAAACAAGCTGCATCTTTTCGTAATCGTAGATTTGAGCGTCTTGATCTTTAATCTTTGCAGCTTTTTCTGGATAGCGCGCACGCAATGCGTCGGTTGAAATGGTTTCAATCGTGAAACAATAATCAACCTCTTCCCATTTCTTTTTCTTCTGAAGCAAGACATCAGTCGCTAAAGTGATTTGATAATCAACATCACCAATGCGTACAGGCTTATCGATAAAGATTGGATTACCGTTTGGGTCTTGCACCTGCTGACCATTCTGATCAAGCAAAGGAATCTTGCCATCTTTCACGGTTTTTTTAGCTTCAACATAAGCAGGCGATAAATCACCGAGGGCTTCATTCCACGTGATGAAAAGATAGACTTCACCCATGATTTGAGCATAGGTCGCTAACTGCGTTTGAAGCACGCCCTCAAAATCGTTCTCGTACCAGATATGGTCGAGTAACATCTTGCAAGATTTGGCTGCTAACTTGTCTTCTAGTTCGTCATTCGTTGGAAGGATTGCAACCGCTGGCCGGAACTTCACTAACCTTGACGCTCGGTTTTTTGTCAGATCGTACAAATGGTTTGCTACAATCTTTCGTAGGAATTGCGATCTGTCGGCGGCCCTATCGCGTGCATCGATTCGAGTCTCTAACTCCTGATACTGGATGCCTTTATACAGTGCTAAATTACGACGCATGACTCGAACACGGTCACGGGCGTCTTCTGCTAAATAGTCTCTTTCACCCTTTAACCACTCCAGAATGTTTTCATCGTTTTTGGGGTCATCAAGATCAAGTTCGTAGAGCGGACGCGCAGGCTTATTGTACTGCTGACTATCCATATCATCGAAGCTGTAGAACTGATCCATGCTGCTCCCCTATTGCACGTTGTCGAATAAGTCTTTGTTCAGGGCTTCTTTCACCGAATCAGTGACGCGCTCGAACCCTTGATCCGCTGGAACATATTGTATGGAGTGAGTCGACTTTTGCATAGCGCGAAGTTCAACCAGACCCCAAAACAATCCAAGCACGCAAATGATTTGCACAATGCCAAGACTAATTACTGCCCCGATTAACATTACCATAAGCTATTCTCCCAATCGTCGATCTTTTCACCTGTTTCAGTATAACCTGGAAAATCGTCCGTAATTCTTGCGCCTCGAAACATCGGATCTTGTTCACGCTCAACCGGCATCGATTCATTGAGCGAATAAAAAGCTGCTCCTAAAATATAACGCGCGCAGTCGATCAAATGGTCATCACGTTTAACGATGCGTCCCTGATCGTCTTTTCGATAGTTATCTAACTCCCAAAAAAACTTATGACACCGCTCGGAGATAAAGACTTTGCCTTGCAGCATGGCATCTTTCAACAACGATAGGCCCGTCGTCTTATCATTCTTTGATTTTTGCGTTGGTTCAAATGAAAGACTGAAACGCTCTAACATTTCATTAGCGAACCATTTTTCAGCTTCGTCATAGCCAAAGCGCCATTCACCGTCAAACAGTTGACGGCTCATTGAGATACAGCGTGATCCGATCTTATCAACTGTCATCTCCTCTTGGCGCTGCTCGTATATTTCATCAAGAAAATAGATGTCTCTGGTGTAAGGGTTGATTGCCGCGAGCAAGACGGCAAAGGTTGAAGCACCAGCAGGGTCAGCCCACAAAAACCATTCTAGCCGCCTTTTATCGCGTGCAATCTTTCGCATGAGTTCGCCGTGAGGTTTTACCATCTCGTTTTTAAGCATCGGGAAAATACGTTTTGAGCCCCCCCGAACGAACTCCGCCATGTACTCGCGTTCCCATTTGTCTCCCTCACCCCGGGCATAAAGCTCAGCCTTTTTATCAGCTAGCCACTTGCGTGAGATATGAGGGTTCTCATGGCTTGGAAACTTAAAGAACCGCTTGGTGCTATCGTTAGCCCATGAGGTTGCTATCTCTGTGAACTGGCCCTCGAACTCAGGAGGCGTACCGATGATGAACAGTGGAGTATCGTGAGCTGCACGGTTAGGGTCGTAGGCGTCGAAGAACTCGGGGCGAAAGTCTTTAAACTCATCGAATACAGTCAAGCCGCGAGGCTTTACACCCCGGTACGCTTCTACGTTGTCTGAACCGTCAAGTTTTAGCCAGGACCCATTTTTAAACGTAATGCGCATTTCTTGGTCATTGATCTTTTCAATCCAGTCTTGAGGCCCTAGGGTCTGCATACGCCTAGAGGCCCACATGATCTCACGGGACTGCTTCATGAAGGGGCTGAAATAGTAATTCTCGCTCCCTGGATAAGACCAAGCCCATCGCCACATGAGGTAGGCCGTCAACTCTGATTTTCCCAAATTTCGACCACACTGAGCAAATACGTCTTTGACATGCTCACCAATGAGAGCGCGCCCAATCTCAATTTGCGCCGCGTGAGGCGTCCACAT